GTACAAAACCAAGCACGGTGGTCGCACCAGCTAAAAGGAGTACTGCTCCTAAAAAAGTAGTTCTTTCTAAGACGCAGGTGGGCTTGGCAAAGAAATTTGGATTAACCAACGAGCAATATGCTCGTGAACTTATGAAATTGGAGGCCTAAATGGCTGAAAGCAGATTACAACGCGAGATTACAAATAGAACTACCCAAGAGCGCCCCAAGCAGTGGCAGCAGGCGGAACTTCTACCGGAGCCAGATAAGACTCCGGGCTACGCGTACAGATGGATTCGGGTTTCTACTTTGGACAAGGCTGATCCTCGTAACCTCTCCGCTAAATTGCGCGAAGGTTGGGAGGTGGTGAGTGTAGAAGAGCAACCTAAGTTTCAACTGCTAGTTGATCCCAATAGCCGTTATAAGAACAGCGTTGAGATTGGCGGATTGTTACTTTGCAAGACTCCTTCTGAGTTTGTTGGTCAGCGAGCTAAACACTTTGCTGATATGACGCAGGCGCAGGCGGATGCTGTAGATAACAATTTAATGCGTCAAAGCGATGCGCGGATGCCACTCTTTAATGAGCGAAAATCTTCGACTAGCTTTGGTAAAGGTACTTAATTATTAGGAGTCTTAAATGGCATATCCTACAGTCTCGGCCCCTTACGGTCTTAAGCCTGTAAACCTAATAGGTGGACAGGTATTCGCAGGCGCAACCCGCCTGATGGAAATCGCAAGTGGTTATGCCACTAGCATTTTCTACGGTGACTTGGTAAAACGTATTTCTGATGGCACTATCGAAAAGGACACTGGCACAACAACTGCCACTCCTTGCGGTGTGTTTTTGGGCGTAAGTTTTACTAACAGCTCAACTGGTCAAGTTCAACAGCAGCAATTTTATCCAGCGAGTCAGGCCATCAAGTCTGGCACCAAGATTTTTGCAGTCGTTGCGGATGATCCTGATACGCTGTTCCAAGTAGTTTCTTGTTCTGCAACCACAACCGTGGCCGGAATGGGCATTTCTGCTATTGGTAATAACATTGCTTTGATTCAAAACGCTGGTTCAACTACTACTGGTAATTCAGCAGTGGCAATTGATGAAGGCACTCAAACGACTACCAATACGCTGCCTATCCGCATCATTGATGTGGTTCGGGACACAGCAACAGGCTCTGATACATTTGTTGAGTTTATCGTCAAGATCAACGCGACTATGCACCAGTACAACAACGCCACTGGCATATAAGGAGCGTAAATCATGGCTATTTCACGCGCACAACTATTAAAAGAGCTGCTCCCAGGCTTGAACGCATTGTTCGGTTTAGAGTATGCACGTTACGGCGAAGAGCACAAAGAGATCTACGAAACAGAGACCTCTGAGCGTTCATTTGAAGAAGAGACGAAACTGTCTGGTTTCTCTGCTGCACCTGTTAAGAACGAGGGCTCTGCCATCGCTTATGACAATGCACAAGAAGCATGGACTGCTCGTTACAACCACGAAACCATTGCTTTGGGCTTTAGCTTGACTGAAGAAGCTATCGAAGATAACTTGTATGACTCACTGTCTGCTCGTTACACCAAAGGTTTGGCTCGTGCTATGGCTTACACCAAGCAAGTTAAAGCTGCTGCTGTTCTAAACAACGGCTTCTCAGCTGGCGTTTATGCCGGTGGTGACGGTGTTGCTCTGTTCTCTACAGCGCACCCCTTGATCTCTGGTGGTGTAAACAGCAACACTCCATCTACCGCTGCTGATTTGAATGAAACATCGTTGGAAAACGCTGTTATTCAGATTGCTGGTTGGACAGATGAGCGTGGTTTGCTGATTGCTTCTAAGCCTAACAAATTGGTTGTTCCATCTGCATTACAGTTCACGGCAACTCGCTTGCTTGAGACTGAACTCCGCGTTAGCACTGCTGACAACGACATCAATGCATTGAAAAACAACGGTTCAATCCCCGGTGGTTATTGCATTAACCACTTCTTGACCGATACCAATGCTTGGTTCTTGACTACAGATGTACCTAACGGTATGAAGCATTTCATTCGTACACCGCTGTCTAACAGCATGGACGGTGACTTTGATACCGGTAACGTGCGTTATAAATCACGCGAGCGCTATTCTTTCGGCTTCTCAGACCCTCTGGGTATGTTTGGCTCACCAGGCGCTTAATATTTCTTAGGAAATATTTGGAAGGGGGCCTTGCGCCCCCTTTTCTTTTGTTGTATATTGACTCCATTCCGGGCTTATCCGGTGCATTAGACAGTCCCGGCTGACGACATACAGACTGATGCACTTAACTTGTATGTAAGGAAATTATCATGGCACGTACTACGTTTCAAGGCCCAGTTCGATCATTGGGCGGCATCTATCAGCAGGGCCCAGCCGCTGTTGTTGAGATCACAACCAGCACCACATTGAGCCCAGAAGCCCACGGCGGTCGTATTATTTCTGTTGGTGGTTCTTTAGCCGCCGCACTGACATTGACATTGCCTGCAATCAACGTTTCAACTAACTCCGTTACATCTGGCCCCGGTCAAGACCCCAATACACTGAACAACGAAGGCGTTGTTTACACGATCTGGGTTCCTACTACCATCTCTACAAGTTCGTTGAAGATTGGCACAACTTCTGGCTCTAGTGATTTGTATGTTGGCGCTGTAATCTCTATTGACTCAGATACATCTGGCGCAGTTGTTGGCTTTTCTGCCAACGGTTCTTCCAATGACTTCATCAACTTAAACGGTACAACTACCGGCGGTGTTGCTGGCACATGGGTTCAAATCGTGGCAATTGCTGCTAACAAGTACATGGTGAGCGGGAATGTTATTGGTTCCGGCACTGTTGCTACACCGTTCGCAGACTCTTAATCAACCCAAGGGGCTTCGGCCCCGTTTTTAAAGGAGATTGATTATGGCAATGCAATATGACGTAAAACAGGGACACCTAAACCAAAGTGGTTTTTTTGTTCTTGGCAGAAATCGTGTTAAGGGCATTTCGTTCTTTGGCAGCGGCTCGGATGCCACTTTGGTGTTGTTTGACACAACCACCGCTCCAGTAACGGCCAGCGTTACATACGCTCGTTCCGGCACAACAGTAACGGTAACAAAAACGGCTCACGGTCTGTCTACAGGCAATGTTGTTGGCATCCACTTTGACAGCAATACAAGTCAGTCAGCAACAGACGGCAACTATGTTATTACTGTTGCTTCGTCAAGCACATTTACGCTTACAGACATCAATAGCGGAGCCATCACCTCTACTGCGGCTGCATATGTAAGTGGTGGCGGGCGTTGGTTGATGACTTATGAAATAGACGCAACAGATACTTTTAGTAATGCGCCGGTTATTCCGGGCGAAGGTGTGTTAGCTACTCAAGGTAAATGATCGTGAACAAAGAAGCCAAAGGCGGAAGCCACGTAACCATAACGCCAACAGTTGTTAAAACTGCTGCGCCATCTGCAACCGCTTTAGCTGTGTCGTGTTGAGTCATGTTAGCAATTCCAAGCTCTAAGAGCTTTATTGATCCTTGAATCTGGGTCGTTGGCGGTCTTGGCAGAGGTCAGTTTCTTTTTCATCCCGCCCATCCGCGCACAGAACGAGTCTTTGCGAGAGCCGCCTTCTGGCTGGGGACGTTTCAAGTTCATGCCTTGCGCTTTCGCAGAGGCTCGACCTTTGTCGTTCAAGCCGCCCTTCTCGGACTTGCCTTCTTTCCTCTGCCATGCTGGACTCTTAGCCATAGAACACCGTTACGGAGGCGTTGCTCAGAGTCGCGTAGACATCTGTACTAAAAAGAACACCCTCGGCTGGGATAAGTACGTTAAACGTCTCCCCATTCGCAACGGTGGTGATTGCCATAATCTCTGTACCACTGGAGCCACCATCTTTGAGAGTGACACTACCAGCAGACGCAGCGGGTGTGATTACCATACCGCGAACGCGAGTACGGTCCCCATACACCGAGCCAGATGCGGCCAGAGATTTAGCCTTTACGTCGGTTTGCATCATGATGCGAACCTCTTATCAGGAAGGAGTAACAGCAGTCGTGCCGTCAGCGTTCACCCAAGTGCTAGTAGCAGTAGCGCCAGTAGCAATCTTCAATGTGCTCAGAGTTGTGTCAAACACGATTGTGCCAGCAGCTTTACCAGCAGTGTTTACTGCATTGGCGGCAGAAGCGATTTGTGCGCTAGTGGCTGTGCGAATCTGGATGTAGCCTGCGGTAGAGTCTACGTTGCCTGTAACAGTACCTGTTACGTTGCCTGTGATGTTACCGGTTACTGCGCCAATAAAGCCGTTTGTAGACGTTACTGGGCCGGAGAACGTGGTTGATGCCATGATATTTCCTTACATACAAGTGGGGCACATTAGTCTGTATGTCGTCAGCCGGGACTGTCTAATGCACCGGATAACCCCGGAGTGATTGCAATATACACCAAATAAAAAACACATGCAACAAATAAAAAGGGCCCCCGAAGGAGCCCTTTCTACGGCCGGGAACCCCCAACCCTTTTTTGCAAACGCATTAAGCGCCTGCTGAACCCCACATACCGAGAGGATCAGACCAGCCGAAGCTATAACGCTCACGGGCCTTGTAACGAACGTTACCTGTATCGAAGTCACCGTCCATGCTGTTTTGCAAGGCGATACGCTCGAAGTGCTTCATGCCGTTTGGCACGTCGGTAATCAAATACCAGCCGTTTGTGTCGGTCAAGAAGTGGTTAACAGTGTAACCTTCAGGGATTGCACCCATCTGCTTCAACGCGTTGATGTCGTTGTCATTTGTACCAACACGCAATTCGGTGTCAAGCAAACGCTTAGCAACGAACATCAGTGATGGGGGAATGACCATCTTGCGTGGCTTGGCGGCGATCAACAGACCGCGTTCATCAGTCCAAGCTGCGATCTGAATCACAGCGTTTTCCAATGAAGTTTCGTTCAAGTCAACAGCAGTAGTTGGGCTGTTGTAGTTCACACCACCGTTAACGAGGGGGTGACCAACGCGAGCGCTAGAAGAGTTGACGCCGAACAAAGAAACGCCGTCACCGCCCAAGTATGAACCGCTGAAGCCGTTGTTGATAACGGAAGCGGCTTTAACTTGC